TTGCCTGCCCCCCATTGATGGGTAAAATAGCCGCAATTTTGTATTCCATGACGCGTGGCGTGCTGCCGCGCTTATAAAAGAAGATTTAATTATGACGTTGTCTCCTTATCTGCAAGAGGTGGCCAAGCGCCGTACTTTTGCCATTATCTCTCACCCCCACGAATCACCCCTCATTAAGTAAAATAAAAACCTGTCAGATTTTTCAAATTCCTTTCACAAATCACCTGCCATTCCTGCCGTATCAACGATTCATTACTTTATTTCGCTTTAATTCCTTTCAATTGATCACGCTTTAATGCGATTGCTTTTAGCAAAATTCTGTACATGTGCTTGTACATAATGTACAAACCGAAGATGATTTTTTAAGTTTGTACAAGGTGGTTTATGGCGCTGTCTGATACATGGTTGCGTTCGGTCGCAGGGAAGGAACGCGAAAAAGTAATGGTAAAATCCGATCGTGATGGCCTGTCTGTCAGAGTGTCACCGAAAGGACGTGTTGTGTTTCAATATCGTTATCAGTGGGCCGGGAAAGGCGAGCGTATCGATATTGGCTCTTATCCTGCTACCGGGCTCAAAGAGGCTCGCGATGAAGTGATCCGGTTGCGTGGTGAGCTGGAAGCTAACCGAAATCCCAAGTTAGTCAGGATGGCTGAAAAACGGCGTGCTACAGGCGCGTTAACCGTTGAATCGGTGATCAGGGCTTGGTATGACACCTACTGTCTGAAAAATAAGAAGGGTGCGGAACAAATTCTCAGGTCCTTCGAAATTCACCTATTCCCCAAAATTGGCAATTTGCCGCATGATATTGCCAGCCTTCACGACTGGCTGGAGGTTCTGGAGCCAATCAGCGATCGATTGCCTGGAATAGCTGACAGGCTACTGGTGAATGCAAAGCAGGCTCACGTATGGGCTTTCAAAAGAAAGCTGGTGGAGAATCGGCCTTTATCCGATATAACCAGCAAAGATATGGACATCAAAAAAGGTCAGGGTGAAAGATTCCTGAGCCATGAAGAAATCAAGATCCTATACGGTGCCGTTGATGGCTCCCGCTTAGTTCCCAAATACAGAGTCTTTATTAAGCTGCTGCTGCACTTTGGTTGTCGGCCTGCTGAGCTGATTGGAGCCAGAGTGAGTGATTTCGATCTAATCAGCAAGGTATGGACGGTTCCAGCTGAGCGGCATAAAACAGGAGCGGTAACTGGGAAGCCACTCAAGCGCCCAATTATCGGGCCAGTCGAAGAGTTAGTGAAGTATGCCATTTCCATGAATAATGGCTCAGTTATGGTATTCACGAAAGAGAATAGCCGGGAGCCGGTTGGCAGATCGTCATTGCAGTCATTGCCATATAACCTGACGAAATATGCTTGGCGGCGGCTGGGGTATCAGTTCCCACATTGGTCTCTGTACGATTTGAGAAGAACGGCTAGAACAAATTTTTCTGATCTGACAGAGCCACACGTTGCTGAAATAATGCTCGGCCATAAACTGCCAGGTGTCTGGCAAGTTTATGACAAGAGCGATTATATGGAAGAACAACGCAAAGCCTATCAGGCGTGGTGGGATCGGGTGGAATCTCTCGTTACTGGATAACTCCGGCGAACCTGTGAATTTTATGTGCCGCCCATTTGTTTGGGCAGGATTTTATATCCGGGTCCGGGAACTCGGGGCGGTACTTCTGGCCGGTTTTACCGTTGATGCTGTTCCAGCGCAGCACCGTTGACACCGAAACTCCGCAGTAATCGGCCACCTGTTTTGTTGTCATTAAATCGCTCATATGTACCTCACACCATACTCAAGCCACGGCAGTGACACCATACTTCAAACATGCGCTTAACCACTTCCCGGCAGTAAAGCCCCTGAATATCCCTCGGCAGGTCGTAGCGGCTTCCGTGTCGCTGGCGGACCCACATTTCAAAAATTTCGTGCATCTTTATGTTCTCCCGAACCTTTTGTCACCCAGGCCTCGTCCATTCACTCTTTTCACATGACCATTACCCCAGACATTCGGAGCGTTAATTCTTGATGGTGTTTTGGAATAATTCTCCTGCAGGACTGCTGTTACCATCCACCCGATTGCATCCTCACTTCGTGATTTGCTGGCCGAAACACCACGCTTTCTGTAGCTTTCCATTAAGAAATCAGCCTCATCAGAGGTAAGATGTTCATGTTTGAATTCACTAAAAATCTCGGCCATCATTTCACCTCCACACCGATCCCGGCGGTCACACAAGCCCGTTCAATCGCGTCTTTGACCCAGCGACGGTATGTTTCTGGGTGGAACACCTGGCTTTTACCCGTACCACTCCAGAATGCTTTTGAGCTGGTATCTGGCAGGGTGATGGTCAACTGTTTACCAATGGTGACATCGCTACCCACCCGCACCCATTTTCCATAAGTCTGTGACTCAAGACGTTGCAATAATTCCCCTATGCTCAGTGGCGCGATAAGCTGCTGGCGCAATCGCTCGATCTCCGCCGCCATGTAGTAGCCTGTTTTGCTCCAGTTATTCATAATGTCGTCTGTATAACCGGCACCTAATACGGCCATATATTCCGCATCGCGAAAATCTGTGCTGCCGTTAGTGATCGCTATGTGGCAAGCACTTTCCGGGGTTTCATGCCAATGAAGCAGTACCACGGGGTTGGTAATTTTGTTCATTGTGCAGTCTCCTTTTCGGCCTCAATAATGCTGTCGGCCATCATCATTAGTGAGCCGGCCAAGTCGTCGTAATCGGTCCATGCGCTACTTTCAAAGAACTGCGCAGCGAGTACCGGAGCGAGCTGGCAGACCAAATGCTGACGGTAGGTCATACCGAAGGGTGTTGCGTTACTGGGGCATGGGTATGCAGGTTGTTGGCCTTTACTCATCGTTTCGCCTCCCGCTGCACTGTCTTGTAGGCCCGCAGCGCATCACGGGTTTTCCCTGAGATATGCGTTTTCATGAAGAAGCTACCGCGCCGTTCGCTGACTACACCAGGTACCAGAAACAGGGTGGTATCGACCAGCCTGTTATGTTTCCGGAACTCAAAAATAGTGCTGGTAATTATCACTGCTGCCAATGCGCCGTAATCGTTAAACTCGATTTTCATTAGCGTACTCCGATCGGTTTTTCTGCTTGCAATTCTTCGCGTTCTTTAACGTAGCGGTCATGCATGGCATCCCATTTCTTGCACCACCTTTCCATTTCACGTTTACGTGCCAGAATGCGGCGTAGGCGACGGATGCAACGCTGGTGGGCCATGAAATACTCATGGGTTACGCCACCGCGTTGCCAGCAATTCAGTTCCGGATTCAGTGGATGGACGGCCAGCACATCAGGATGCCTGCATTGAAAACCTGAGGCTTCAAACGCCCAGGTCGTCATAAAAAACGCCAGATAGCGGATCGCAGTGTCACGGCTAAAGCACTTCTTGATACGTCCATGGCGTTGAGCCACGAACAACGGACCAACGGGCGTGTCGTGTTTCTTTAAGGCCAGGTCAATCACGCTGGCGGTGCGGTTGTCGATCATCTGCTTATTTCTCCCGAATAACGTTCATGACTCATTACTTCCCAGCTCCGGCCATCGTCTTTCGATAACAGCCTCCAGCGTGGGTTAACTTTCAGGCTGAGGTAGCCAGTACGACGCATGCGTCGTGCATATATGCGCTTACGCCGATATCGCTGCAGAACCTGCATCGCCTGCAGGTGTACCCGCTCAGGAATTCGGATTGCTGTCAGTGCCACTGGCTCCGCCCTCCGTTATGCCTTCAGGCGGAATAACCATCCAGCCAGTCTGTCGGGCCAGCGCCAGAAATCCTGATAAAGTGTTGATATGCTCGGCTTCACGCAGTGGGTAATCGCAAATCTGGCGACCTTCTTTGATGTGAACCACCACTCGCCCGGTAAATTCCGGGGAGACATGCAGATCTACATTCAGCAATGGAAGTGGAATTAGCTTTCCGCGATGTAATATTGACTGCTGGTTAGCTTGCATTTTGTGCTCTCCGTTTTTTCATTGCTTCTTCCGCCAGTGTTTCAATCAGTGCATCCATGAAATACACGGCATCAAGCGTTAATTTGCTTTTCCCGAGGCAATCAGCGTAATGACCGGAAATAATTGATTCTGCTTCGGTACGTTTATGAGTGTCGTAAATCATTTCTTCGAAAAGCTTTATCAGTGCCTTCGTCAATAATTCTTCGGTTAACTCGACCGGAAACAGCGTGCCGTTATCAAGCTTCGCCATCTGGATGTTTCCACCCGTCCTACGCATAACAGAATCAAGCTTTGCCTGAACAAGATGACGGCGGCGAATTTCAATTAGTTTTTTCACGTCGTTCAAACTCCGAATCCATCCATGTAGAAACCTGAGCCGATAAATCGAGGCAGAGGCCTGATAGGGAAATTATTTGCTCAATATCCATATCAATAATGTTTGAGTTGATTAGTTCCATTAAGTGATAAAGGTTATCGGCTGTATTTTTAGCGGTTTCGATTGAACTATCTTTGTTAAGCATAATCAGACTCCGTAAGCTTTACGCATGAAAAGGTCAGATATATGGCGGTACTCCTCGCCATAGTCCATAAAGAAAAGACATGCCGTTTTGTATGCCGCTTTATCTTTGATGAATGTCATTTTTAAAATCATCCTGTTTTCAGGTTGCAGGAAGCCACACCAGTTAAGGCGTAATTAAATTTATTGTGTTATTTAATTAAGTTTTTCTTGGATGCTTTTTAATTCATTGCAAGATTTAGACTCGTAGTCACGAATCGTATCGGCCAAATATGTTTCTTGTCGTTCATTATCTTCATCAGTGAAATATTGCTCACAATAAACGGCAGTAAGTGCCTCTAACTTTCTTGCCGTAATAGCAACATCAAAGAAAAGATCGTCAATGTCGCCTATCGTTGAGCGGGCATCAGCTAGCAGTGTCATAACACGATAAAGACCTTCGCCAGTCTGTTTATCATGCTCGCCATTTTCGAAAATATCAGTGATGATTTTCTCTGCTTGGTCGATTGCGTTGTTTGTTGAGATATTAATCATTTGCTTTCCCTCATTCCGCTGTGATAGTGAGATTCATTTGAAATCTTATTAGTCACCATGGCTAAGTCAGCTAATTCAGCAATGACACCCGACAAGGAATTAATTTTGTCATTACTTTCTTTTGAGCCTTCGCTCATTTCCATAATTTTTAAGCTAATAAAATTTATTGCTTCAAGTAATGAAGTCGTTTTGTTTTCTGCCTCACTGGCGAGTTCAGTTACATTAATGTCTCTGGTTAAGTCAATTTCGATTAACTGGATAATGCTATTCACGCTCATAATGTACCTCATTGATCGCTCTGATAGGTACATTATGTACCTTAAAGGTACACTGTCAAGCATAAAAAAACCTGCAATTGCAGGTTTCTTAATTTATTTTATGGTTTGTTTCTGTATCTTCTTGGTTTTCCTGAAAATATAACAGTTCCAATGATTGAACAGTTTCCATCAATTTTTATATATGGCTCAGGCCAATTTTGATTGAGTGCCTTGAGGTACCTACTGCCACCATCTTCTATAAGTCTTTTGAAAGTCGTTTCACCGCTATCATGCATCAAGGCAACTACATCATCACCATGAACAGAAGGTACCTCAGGATCAACAAATATCATATCTCCCGGGCGGTATTCCTCAATCATAGAATCACCTATAACCCTGAGGATATAAGTCATCGGCCCACATGGCACAGGGCATGGATAGGTTTCAGTGCTGTACAAATCAACCTCTTGTTCATCCACCTTTGTCCACGCGCCAGCTTGTACCCACGAGATGACGGGGACCATCCGAATATTTCTATTAGTATCTGAAACATCTGGATTTTTTGCAACATTCGTTGTTTGGTGCTCTTGATCTAGCCATCCAAGAGGCAAGTCGAAACATTTTTCAATGTGTCTTGCCATAGCATCACCAATGTTTTTGGTTGCACCATCGCTCATAAACCGACTGGTTTGAGTAGGCTCACGATCGATCATGTTGGCAAAAAATGAGTTTCCACCAACACCATCTCGTAATTTTCTGGCGTTTAGACGCCTGATTTCATGAACAGTTTTCATACGGTTATTCTCTCAGGTTGTATCCGTGCGGTACAAGTTCCTTTACGGTTCATTATTTTGATGTAATATGTACCACGGAGGTACATCGAATGAAAGCGTACTGGAACTCATTAACCAAAGAGCAGCAGACCCATCTAGCTGAAAGTGTTGGCTCCACGCGGGACTATTTACGCTTAGTTTTTAACGGGCATAAAAACGCAGGATTCAACCTCGCAATACGGCTTGAGCAAGAGACTGCTGGGGTGATTACAAGATCAGAACTGCGCCCAGATATTTATCAATCCTCCGCGAACAAGTTTGGAGCGTGACATGTCACCGGAAGAATTTATCAAAAAGCACATCACGGATGCGCTGGTAGGTGAAGGCTTTCCGGCGGAGATCGCCAGGGGGGGGGGCTGAATATGGCGCTGATTATTATCGGCGCTGTTCTCAGGCCAGCCGGAAGGGAAGCATGTTCGCTGATTGTCTTTTCCGTGCCCGGCAGTGGGCCCTTGGACAGACAACACTGGCTGAACGTAGCGCAGGAAAGAAGCGCGTCTCCCGTAAGGGACAGAACAGTCTGTTTTAACCGGAGGCGATATGTACACGGATTATGTGCAGGTTGAAATGCCATCGCGTTACAGCCAGGCAGACGCAGCATGGATACAACAGCAACTACTGGGTTTACCTCCATCCCTGAGGCGAAAAGTCTCGCTGAAGTATGCAGAGGTTTACGAAATCACGTTTGACGCTGAACCCGTGTCATACCGCAAGGAGAACCGGGCAAGGCATGAAGCCAATGTGAGGCTTCGCCGGTTCGTTGAAACACACGGCCGTGCAATTCAGGGGTATACGGCTCTGCCACCCCTGGTTGGAACGCAACACCGCACCAAATGATGCCGGGCTTAAAGGTGTCCGGTTGCAGTCTGACTTAAAGGTGTCAGCTGCTGGTGGGATGGTAGCTCCCGATTGCCTTTTACTGTCTCATTGTACTCTTTTGCTAGTACATGAATAAGGGAGAGGTAAGAGGGGGGTAAGGGGGGAGATCGGAGAGGGATGGGAATAGGCCTTTTCCAGAAGGCAGCTCCATTGGTTAGGTAGGTGCAGATCTCAGAGACAGAGCCCAAAAATGCCGCTGTACTAGCAATGTAGTACGCATCTGGTCGGGTATGAAATCGGGAAAGGTTTTTCCTGGAAGAGTGAAATGTAGAGGGGTTGATAATGTTGAACATCACACCGAATTTTGCACAGGAACGCGCACTCAATATGCTGCGCCGTGACTGGAAGGCATACGAATCTTTCATGATGTATATGCCGACCGGCAGCGGCAAAACTGGTCTGGCTGCTTTCGTTGCTGCTGGTCTGGTAAGTCGTGGTATGCGCGTTCTGTTTGTCGCCCCTTATACCATCCTGATTAACCAGACGGCGCAGCGCTTTGCTCAGTATGGCCTACCGGAAGACCAGATCAGCTTTATCTGGCGTGACCATCCGAACTATGACCCGAGCCTGCAGATTCAGATCGCCAGCGCTGACACGCTGATCCGCCGCGAATTTCCTCAGGATATCGATCTGCTGATTGTTGATGAAGCCCACCTGCGCAAGCGTCGCATTCTGAAAGAGATTGAACGGATAACCACAAAAACCAAAGCGAAGGTTATTGGCCTGTCCGGAACCCCGTTTTCACCCTTCCTGGGGAATTACTACCAGCGTCTGATTAAACCGACCACCATCGGAGAACTTATCCAGCGCGGCGATCTGAGTAATTACGAATTTTTCGCGCCAACTAAACCGGATCTGAAAGGCGTTAAGACAAAAGCCTCGATGGAGTATGGCAGCGACTACGACGAAGCACAGCTGGCGGAGATTATGTGCGGCTCCGATCTGGTGGGTGATATTGTCGATAACTGGCTGCGTAATGGCCGTGACCTGCCGACGGTGGCGTTCTGCGTCAATAAGGCCCACGCCAATTACGTCACTATGCAGTTCAACAAAGCCGGTGTTAACGCCGAAGTCATGGTCGCTGAAACGCCGCACGAAGAACGACAGCTGGTGATCCACCGTTTTGAGACGGGCGCTACAAAAATCATCGTCAGCGTCGGCGTACTGGTGGCGGGCTTCGACAGTGACGTTCGTTGCATCATTTACGCCCGACCTACAAAAAGCGAAATTCGCTGGCTTCAGGCGCTGGGCCGTGGTCTGCGAACTGCCCCGGGGAAAGATGCCTGCCTTATCTTCGATCACAGCGGTACCGTGCATCGCCTGGGATTTCCTGACGCCATCGAGTACAACGATCTTCCCTCCAAAAACGACGGGATGAAAGAAGCCGCAGCTCGCAAATCCGAAGAACGGGAGGAAAAACTCCCGAAGGAATGCCCGGAGTGTCATTTCATGAAGCCTGCAGGTGTCTACGTCTGCCCGAAATGCGGATTTAAACCGCTGGTCGGCGAGGATGTGGAAACCGATACGCAACGCAATATCAAAAAGCTCAGCAAGGGCGAAAAGGTTTACACCAAATCGGACAAACAGTCCTGGTGGAGCCAGATCAAATTCTATCAGCGCCAGCGCACTTCGATGGGGAAACCCATCAGCGATGGCTGGTGTGCGCATACATTCCGCGAAAAGTTCAATGAATGGCCCAACGGGCTGAGCGATTTTCCGATGGAGATTACCCCGGAGGTAAATAACTACATCAGGCACAAACTCATCAAATTTGCGAAGGGGCGGGAGAAGGCCGATAGCAAGGCGGGTGAGCCCGCCGACAGTCCGGCCACCACAAGCCGGATTATCAGCGCAAAACAAAAGGTTGAAAACATTCGTAGTATGCTGGGGAGAAGAACAGCGTGAAGACAGCAGAAGCGGCAAAAGGCCGCTGGACGGAAATTCTTGAACATTACGGCTTGCCGCCGATAACAGGGAAAAATCACTACAAGGGAGAATGTCCGGTATGCGGCGCACGCAGCAAGTTTCGCATTGACGACCGCGACGGCGCCGGGACGTGGATCTGCGTATGTGGCAGCGGCGACGGCATGAAACTACTCTCCCTCACGCAAACCGGGAAGACTTTCTCAGCACTCTGCGCGGAGGTGGATCAGCTCATTGGCAATGACTACCGCCGGGAGAAAATCCCGGCCAACAGCTCGGCGGCGAAGATACGCCAGCGCGCCATCAGTAAATTCGCGAAGCTGCTGCCCTTGCGCGGTACCAACGGGGAAGGTTATTTGCGCCAGCGCGGGATCAACAAATTACCCTCTGAGGCGATCCGGTTCTGCGAAAAGCAGCGCCATGCAGGCAGGATTTATCATGCTCTCTATGCTCTTGCCACCGATGATAAAGGTGAGCTGTGCTATCTCCACCGGACCTTGCTCGAAGGGGATCGGAAAGCGCCGCTGGGCGAAAGCGCCAAACGGCAAAAATCCCTGCAGGAAGACAACTACCTCGAATACGCCCGCTCGGTTGCCATTCGCATGTTTCCCGTGTCCTCAACGCTGGGGATCGCAGAGGGGATCGAAACTGCGCTCTCCTGCTATCAGATTTATGGCGTGAATACCTGGGCGGTCATGAACAGCAATTTCATGAAAAAATTCCGGGTGCCGGCAGGGGTAAAACATCTGATCGTTTTCGCTGACATGGACAAGCATTCTGCCACTGGTCAGGCGGCGGCGTTTGAGTGCGCCCACGCCAATCTGCTGGCGAAAAATGACCTTGTGAAAGTCAGCGTACGCTGGCCGGACAACGGTGACTTTAACGATATGCTCATGAATGGCGATGAGGTTCGTGAGCTGGTCTTCTACAAGAAAAAGGTGGCCGCATGATTAATTTGACGAGAGAAGACGAGCAAACAATCTGTGAATATATTCGTGCCGCCCACAGTGGTTATACCGGCCCTGTTTTCATTGACATCAACAGGCTGTCTCAATTGCACATGTCCCGTAGCCGATTGATTGTTGCAGCGTGCATTTACCGCCAGAGTGGCAGTTGGAGTTTTTTGGGTAGTGTGGATTCTGAGGGGAAAGAATAATGCGTGATATTCAGATGGTACTTGAGCGTTGGGGGGCGTGGGCGGCCAGCGGTGGCACCAATATCGGCTACCCTCGCATAGCCGCAGGTTTATCCCGGTTGCTGCCCGCCAGCAGAGCAGGCAGGCCATCGTGCTGTGATGATGACGGAATGTACATCAATGAGGCCATGATCCGTCTCAGAAAACACGATGAGTACCTTTGTTCACTTCTGGAATGGCATTACATCGACAGCATGACGTTACGTGCCATGGCAACGAAACTTGGCATTTCCCACAACCATGTATCGGTTCGACTTCAGGCTGCCGAGAGCTTTATTCAGGGCTCTCTTTGCACCCTCGACATTAAGCTAGAAATGGACAGGGAGTGCCAAAAGGAATATATCCTGCCGCCGAAACTGAAAGGGGTTGTGTAATTACAAAAACCGCTTTAATCTGTTAAGAGTGGTCACTTCGACACAACGCTTAATAATCGAGCCCTGCCAGAAATGGTGGGGCTTTGTCGTTTCTGGAGCCTGCATGTCTCAACAAATTACTGAGCAATTGGTTTTTCGTCCTGCCAGTGAAAAATTGACGCAGGAGCTCGACGGTAAATGGGTTCTTCTGCTTAACCCCTGCGATGGCTGGCATATTGCCCACGTACTGGCATTCGAAGAAGATGGTGAAGTTTACCATGTCGGTGCGTACGAGTTTGCTGGTGGCGAGTTCGAGCCGCATGAGTTCTATGTTGCCTGGGCGTTGCTTCCAGATTCAATAAATCTGTCTAATCATTTTGAAGACCAGCGGTTGCCCCCTGAAATACGAGAGGCGCGCTGGCGCGAATGGGTAGATAAAATTAAGTAGCGCATGCATGAATACATTCATCATTTGTGCATCCGGCCCGTCTCTCAATAAATCAGATTGCGAACTGATCTCCGGATCGGGGCTGCCGGTTATTGCTGTTAACTCCACCTGGCGAGCCGTGCCTGATTGTGAATACATTTACGCGGGTGATCTGCGCTGGTGGGATGCAAACATCGATGTTCTGCCGTCCTCCGCCTCTCGCTGGACCTGTAATTACCGGGCTCATAAACGCTATGGGCTAAATCTGTTTGATACAGATACCCGGTGGGCCTTCAACTCCGGGCAGCGCTCAATTCTGTTTGCTGCCAGCCTGGGGGCGAAAAACATCATCCTGTTAGGGTTTGACTGCTCCATTAATGGCGGCAGTCACTGGCATGGTGATCACGTCGGGCTGGATAACCCTACAGCAGAGAGCGTTACACGATGGCGCGGGGAGTTTGCCAGTACCGCCAGAGCGCTGACCGGTAAGGTGAATATCATCAACAGTAGCCGCCAGACAGCGCTTAAGTGCTTCCGGCGTCTCGGCCTCAATGAGGCTTTACGCGAGGTAGCATGTTAAACGTTCCTCTATTCATTGAAGGCATGCTGGGTATGGGTGACAACATCTACCAGCGCGCTTTCGTTAAGCAGTTGCCCGCCGGTAGTTATATCCGGACTGCCTGGCCTGAACTGTATGAAGATTTACCCGTTCTGCCCGTTCGCAGTTTTACAACGCTCCGGACGCAGCGCAAAAACGAATACCGGACGCAGGCCGCTTTTCACCTGCCGCCAGATATGCGCCAGACAAAACGAATTTTCTACGGTCCGGATCATCTACGGCGCGGTTCAATATTTGACGCGATGCGCCAGCAGTTTGGCACCGAGCCGTCAGAACTTGATTTGCCGTCTTACGGACCCGCTGAATTTACGTCGGAAAAGCCGATCGCGGTAATTCGTCCGGCAACTGTTCGCAGCGAGTGGCGCAGTGACTCCCGTAATCCTGATCCGGATTACCTGCTGCAGGCATCCCGGCTACTGAGAAAGCATTTCTGCGTAATCAGTGTGGCTGACCTGCAGGAGGGGGAGGAGTGGGCCGTCGGTGAACTTCCCGAAGCAGATCTGCGCATGCACTCCGGCCAGCTCAACTTCAAATCGCTGATGCGCCTGATTGAGCATGCCGCCGTGGTGGTTACGCCGGTGGGCTGGGCACTTCCTGCTGCAATTGCCTATAAAACGCCGGTGTACGTTGTCGCTGGTGGGCGAGGTGGTCACAACGCCCCAGAAATCGTAACCGATCGGGCGATGGACCTTTCTCGTGTTGGCTGGGCAATTCCCGACAATTACTGCCGCTGTGAAGCATGGGATCACCACTGCGACAAGCGGATTTCAAATTTCTCCGATAAATTCGAGGCCTGGCTCCATGAAGTCGTTTTATCAGGAACTGGAAAACGGGCTGGTATTTTTACCGGAGCTGGGGATCGGACGTTACCCGGTTCCGTTATCACGCCCGTATGACGAGCAGTATTTCGAGAAGTATCAGCAGCTGGCCGACACCGAAACGGGCAGAGCTTTAACGCAATCCCGTATTGAGCTGGTGGAGCGCCATTTTCACGGCCCTGTTCTCGACGTTGGTATCGGTGCCGGTCAGTTCGTCTCTACCCGACCGGGAACGCTTGGGTATGACGTTAATCCGGCTGGTATTGCCTGGCTGAACGAGCGGGGCGCATTCGCAGATCTCTACGCCAATAAGTGGCGAGCACTGACGATGTGGGATGTACTGGAACACATCGACGAGCCGGAGCTGGCGGTACAGCAGGCCAGTGAATACGTGTTCGTGTCGATCCCGATTTTCACTGATGCCGGAGACATTCTCCGATCCCATCATTTCAGAAAGAACGAGCACATCTGGTATTTCACTGATGAAGGTATCAGGCGCTGGTTTGCAGAGCAGGGCTTCACCTGCGCAGAGCAAAACACAATCGAATGTCAGTTAGGGCGTAAAGGCGTAGCCTCGTACGCTTTCCGTAGAATTTAACTTTTTCCCTTCACACACAGCACCCCGAGTCCGGAGGTGTGGAATGCACAGAACTATGCCTGACAAAATCGCATCGATAGCGGGGTACTGTACATCCGGCGGCCTCATTTGCTGGGGTGGCATAGCAAAATGGATACATGACCTTGACTGGAACCTTGTCGCAGTCGTCGGCGGCTTCGTTATTGGCTTGCTGACTTTCTTTGTTAACTTTTACTTCAAACGCCGTCAGACAAAAGCCTATGAGGCAGCGCTGGCGCGTGGCTATGTTACCCCTCCACCGCAGGACAACTAATCATGGCATCAATGAAAAGCAAGCTCAGCGCGGCCATGCTTGGGCTATTGGCTGCTGGTGCCACTGCGCCGGTGCTCATGAGTCAGTTTCAGGATGAAAAAGAAGGCACCAGCCTGGTTGCTTATCCTGATGCTGGTGGCATGTGGACGATTTGCGGCGGTGTGACTCGCGTTGACGGCAAACCCGTGGTTAAGGGTATGCAGCTGACGCGCCAGCAATGCGACAAAATCGACAAGGCAGAACAGGCAAAAGCTTTGGCCTGGGTGGAAAAAAACGTTCGAGTTCCGCTGACCGAGCCACAAAAAGTCGGTATAGCGTCCTTCTGCCCCTGGAACATCGGCCCCGGAAAATGCCTGCCGTCAACGTTCTGGAAAAAGCTCAATGCTGGTGATCGGTCCGGTGCATGCGCAGAGATAAAACGATGGACCTATGACGGAGGTCGCGATTGTCGTATCCGCTCGAACAATTGTTACGGGCAGGTTCTACGCCGTGACCAGGAGTCCGAACTGGCGTGCTGGGGGCTTGATAAATGACCCTGAAAACTTGGTTGCTTCTTGGCGTTGAGTTGCTGCTGTCAGGAATCATTATTTTTGTGCTGCTGGGGCAGGTTAGCGAACAGCGTGGCAGGGCAGAAAAAGCAGAGCAAGAGGTCGATGGTCAGCGGCAGGTGATAGCCACTCAGGCTTTTAACATCAATCGTTTCAATCAGATTGCCGACTATACCAACCGGAACAATTCACTGATTGATGCCAGCTCCGATAACACGGTTATCGAATACCGGGAGATCCTCCGCCGTGAAAAAACTTGTGATCTGCCTGTTCCTGCTAATGTCGCTGGTGGGCTGCTCGAATACACGCACCGTCTACGTGCCAGCGCAATGCACACCGATTCCGGGGACGCTGACGCAGCCGGTGATAGCGCCACTACCCCCAGCACGCTGACGTATTGCCAGGCTGTTCTCTGGATCAAGCCGCTGCTGGCCGCTATCGAAAAAGCGAATAACCAGCTGGCGGGCATTCGCCAAATCGAGCATGACCGGCAGTGATGTTTATTCCCTTATGCGGATAAGTAACCATATATCCCTTTAAGGGGATAAAGAGATTAATATGATGAAAAAAATAACTGTCACGGTATCGGGTATTTCTCCATTTGTAATGGAAGTGGACTATCGCCCGGAAAAAAGTGAACTAGGTAATATTCTACGCGCTCTTTCATGCGCAACTGAAATTGTTTCAAGAGAGGCGGTGAAAATCGGCGAGGAAATACCAGTGGATATACTTCGTGAAACTGAATCATCCTTTCATTTAACAGATTGTGAACCTGCCGAAACCGGGAAAACCGTTTATGAGGCAGTTTTTGAACTGAATGATGGTAAAAAAATACTCGGCTATTCGGATCAAGACCAACCAGTGGCGAACGGAGATTATTATCACTGTGCAGCTACCAAAGACATGAAAGGGCGAGTTATCGTAGTGGCTAAATATGTCACTAATTTCCGTTTTACTCCTCTTTAAAGCTGATATTACAGAAGCCCTTCACTGAGGGGCTTCGATAATGTTTTTTGAGTGAGGATTGTTCAGCATGGCTTCGATAAAAGAATCCACTGATGCCAATGGACAATCAAAATATTACGTCCACTGGAAGGATGAAAAATCCGGTCATGGACGCCGCCGCATTTTTAAGAATATTGATGATGCCGCACATCTTTTCTGGCAAAAACAGAATATCGAGCTGGATTGTCGAACTGCCAGCTGGACCGGAATAGACCATTCCTGGACTTTCCGAAAGTTAATTCTGTTTTATCTGGGGTATCAGGCCGGCAAGTTGGAAAAAAATATCATACGGCTGTCGTCATATACGAAATGCCGTCATGATCTTCTCGCTGTAGACGGGCCGATACTGGAAAAAAATATTCTCCATATCAGCCATCGTGATATCGGTGATTCGGTTCGCACCGGCTGCCATCGCTGGATTCGTTCGGCTTTCTTCCTGCTGGTGGAAAAACGGCTCATCACTTTTAACCCTGTTGACCGTCCCGCGCGCCGGAAGCGTCGACCCATCACCATACCGCCATCATCATCGGTCAGGGAGCTACTGAATAACGCGCCAGTTCGTGAGCGTATCGCGTGCTGGCTCGGGATTTGTGGCCTGCGAATCGGTGAGGCTCTGGCGGTTACGTATAACGACGTGTCAGCCGACTGGATCGACATCCGGGGGCATGTTGTTGACGGCGTTATACATGAGGGGCTGAAAAGAGGAGTGGAGCGCCGGGTACGGATGCCGCGTGAGCTTTTCGCGTTGCTGGATAAAAGTAAACTCGGTACCTCTGAGCCTCTTATCTGCAACCAGTTTACCGGCGCATGCCTCGCTACCAGCTACGGCACTCAGGGGGTTCTCGTCAGAACCCTGAACGACTATGGCATTAAGCGATTCCATCATCTTCGCCACTTTGCTGTATCTCGCCTGGCAAACAAAGGCGTCGATATTCTGAAGGTTTCCCGACTGATTGGGCATTCGAACATCAAAACCACAATGGACGTTTACGGCCACCTGTTCGGTGAAGTGGTGGAGATGGATTTGGATTGAGTTATCCACATAGTGGAAATATTAGGGCGATCCACTATCTCCCCATTCTGCGCGGCCTCCGGGCATCAAATCGCAGTTTTTACGGAAAATGGATAACTCCGCATTTTTTGACGTTTTTAATTCCGCACTTAAACCCAGCAGGCTTGCGGCCCCGGAGCAGATTTTTTCTCAGAATTATTCCGCACGCAAAATGCGGAAAAATAATTTTGAACAAAATATAAACAGCACTCGATTTCAGGTAAGCGTATGGCCCGTAAAAATAGCTTTAAGAAGGCCTACGTCGGTATCGTTATTGATATGGCTCTGGCCCGTAACAAGATCTCAAACCGTATGGTTGCCCAGCGACTGCAAATTGACGAGGCGACTATCCGCAACTGGCGCAAGGAACATGCCGACTTTAATCGTGCCTTTACCGAGGCTCGCGAAGTTCTTATGGAAAAGATCAACAGCGTTGCAGGTAAAAGCCTGGACGTTCGTAAGCGAAAGATTGTCACTAAATCCTCGGATGGGCTGAAAACAACCGTCGAGGATGTTTTGCCCACCCACAATGATGTTGCGGTGTTTGCCAAAGCTCTTGGCCTCGGCCGCAGTGTTTATGGGGAAGAAGACCGTCAGCGTGATGTGCTTCGTGAGGTGATGAAGCATAAGGTAGACGGTAAATACACCGCACTGCAGGCGGCGCAGCTGCTTGAGGCTGAGGGGATAAAAGTTCCGGCAACCCTGCTTATGGAGCTGGGAGCACCGAAAATTTTCGAATCGTTCAACAATATGGACGAGGCAGCCAAAGCCGACGCGGCGAACCTGACCCCGCAGGAAGCAGCAGATATCTACAAAAAATACCTGGGCTGAAAATTGCAAAAACAGGCGTTTTGAACCGTAAAAACGCTATGCATTTTTTGACCCGTTTTATGCACGTTTTATTCATCCCGATTTGACCACTTTTCTGTTCAAAACAGAGGCTTCACGCCGTTTGCGTGATGGGTGCTGTTGCGCCAGTGCGGGTAACGACCATTATGTTAAATCGGGGCGTTTTTGAGGAATTTTTCTGTGCCGATCCCGTTCCCCTTTGACTTCCGCAAACCGGACTATACCGCCGTGTTTGAGTGGAGAATGGAGAGGCTGGAGCGGATCAGGAAAGCGCCTGAAATGCTTCCGGCACTCCGTGAGTTTTACCGCACTAACCCGGCCCAGTTCATCATCGACTGGGGCATGACGACAGACCCGCGTAACCTCGATTATGGCCTGCCTGCGACCATCCCGTTTTTGCTGTTCCCCCGCCAGGAGGAATGGATTAACTGGATCATGGACAGGCGCGGAAATCGTGAAAACGGGCTCACAGAGAAAAGCCGTGAAATGGGGCTGAGCTGGACCTCTGTCGGCCTTGCATGCTCCCTGTGTCTGTTTAACAAAGATATGGTGATTGGTTTTGGTAGCCGTAAAGAGATGTACGTGGATTCCACGAGCGACCCAAAATCACTTTTCTGGAAAGCAAGAAAATTTATTGAACTGCTCCCGGTAGAGTTTCGCGGTGGCTGGAATGAAAAAAAACACTCCAGATTCATGGAGGTGGAATTTCCGGAATCAGGGGCGATCATCAAGGGAGAGGCTGGCGATAACATTGGTCGTGGTGACCGTACCACGCTTTATTTCGTGGATGAGTCGGCATTCCTCAAACGGCCATTACTCATCGATGCTGCGCTCTCTCAGACGACCCGCTGCCGTATAGACCTCTCATCCGTCAACGGCATGAATAACCCGTTTGCCCGTAAGCGCCACAGCGGAAATATCCCTGTGTTTACGTTCCACTGGCGCAGCGACCCGCGCAAGGATGATGAGTGGTACCGCAACGAATGTCTGAAAATTGATGATCCGATTATCGTTGCTCAGGAACTGGACCTGAACTACAGCGCTTCCACAGAGGGGATTCTCATTCCTTCTGAATGGGTGCAGGCTGCCGTCGACGCGCATATCAAACTGGGTATTCAGCCCAGCGGCCAGCGCCTCGGTGCAATGGATATCGCAGACGAGGGGAAAGACAAAAACGGCTTTTCTTGCCGCTATGGCTTCCTTCTGCAGAACGTTCACGAATGGTCTGGCATTGGCAGCGACATATACGCTTCTGTCGTTAAATCGTTTGGGTACTGTGACGATTACGGTCTGGATGAGTTCCGTTTCGATGAGGACGGTCTGGGTGCTGGTGCACGTGGCGATGCTCGCGTGATAAACGAGCTCAGGCAGGCTGAAGGCCGGGGAACAATCACAGCTACGCCTTTCCGTGGTAGCGGTAGCGTATTCGATCCAGAAGATGAAGCCGTTCCTGGTGATAACGGTAAAGCGGCGCGCCTGAATAAAGACTTCTTCGCGAACGCGAAAGCACAGAGCTGGTGGCATCTTCGCAAGCTGTTTCGTAACACCTTCCGCGCGCTGAACGGGATGGACTACAACCCCGACGAAATAATTTCGATAAGCAGCGAGATAGAAAATATTGACCGCCTGCTGATGGAGCTTTCACAGCCTACGTGGTCGAAAAACGCCGTCGGTAAAATCCTCGTGGATAAACAGCCGGAAGGTACAAAATCGCCGAACCTCGCCGACGCCGTGATGATTAACTACGCGCCGATGGATTCCTCTCTTGATAATTGGGCCAAACTGGCCGGAGCGTGACATGTCCCGTAAGAAACGCCAGAACGGCGCACAAAAGCCCGTTGCGACAGCTGACGGGTACAACAATTTCACGGCCAAACTTGGCAGCGACACCAGAAACATACAGACGGGCGGAATGTACATGCCCGGGTACATCAGCCGTAACAGGGTGATGCTGGAGTTTGCGTATCGTTCATCGTTCCTCGTTGGTGCCGGTGTGGATGCGATGGCCGATGATATGACCCGCAAGGGGATTAACATCAGCTCAAAGCTGAAACCCGGACAAAAGGGCAAGCTCGAAACCTTCTGGGATGAGCTCGCTATATGGGATGGGCTTAACGATAACCTCAAATGGTCACGGTTGTACGGTGGCGCAGTGCTGGTGGTCCTGCTTGAAGGGCAGGATATGTCCTCCCCGCTGAAACTTGATCGCATCAAAGAGGGGCAGTTTAAGGGCGTGATGAGCCTTGACCGCTGGATGGTTAACCCGAGTTATTACGATCTCGTTACCGATTACGGTCCCGATTTTGGGAAACCGAAATATTACAAGGTAATCACGAACCAGCAGGGGATTCCCCCCTGGAAGATCCACCATAGCCGCGTTATCCGCATGGAGGGCGATACGCTACCTTTCCAGCAGGCCCAGACGGAAAACGGCTGGGGGATGTCTGTTGTGGAGCGTATTTTCGAGCGTATCGAGGCGTTTGATACTGCGACGGTCGGCACCACACAGCTGATCCACAAAGCGCATCTGCGAACATACAGCATTGACGACCTGCGCAAGATTCTTGCTGCAGGAGGCGACCTTGAAAAGGCGCTGATGAAGCACCTGGACATGATACGTCAGTTCCAGACCATCGAAGGCATGACCATCATGGATGGTAAGGATAAGTTCGAAACCCACAGCTATACATTTGCGGGTATCGCTGATGTCCTTCTGCGCTTTGCTGAGCAGGTTTCCGGCGCGACGGGAATTCCTCTCGTCCGTCTGTTCGGGCAGTCCCCTGCAGGTTTCAACACCGGCGACGGCGATCTGGAAAACTACTACAGCCGGGTTAACTCGCTGCAGGAGAGACGCTTACGCCGACATATCCGCTGGCTGCTCGATATCTCCTGGCGCTCTCTGTTCGGTGAACCACTGCCTGACGATTTTACATTCGAGTTTAACAAGCTCTGGGAGATGTCAGACGTGGACCGCGCAACGATGGCGAACAATGTGGTTACTGCACTCGGTACCGCCGTTCGTGACCTCGGAATGCCTCCGGCAGCCGCGCTTAACGACCTCAGGAACATTTCTGATGTGATTGGGATCGGTGGTTCTATCACTGACGAGGACATAGAAGATGCGAAGGCCCAGTGGGAGGAGGATGAACCTAAAACCATCCCTCCGCCGTCGTTCGGAGATCCAGTATCGAAAAAGCCTGTTGGCGATAGCAAACCAGATAGGGCAGATCGTCGATGGTACCTACGATGGTTCACAGGCTAGCGCTGACAGCATTTCGAAAACGCTGGTGGACTATTCCGAGGTAATCAGCGACTGGGCAGAGCAGGTCGGGAGAAGGATGTTTGCCCAGGTCGAGCAGGAGGAATGGAATCAGTGGAAATCGGTATCAGAGGAAATCGGCGCTGGCCTGCGCGATGTGGTGGGTAATACCCCCGTTGGGCAGGTGGCGCAGGATATCGTGTACCGCCAGATTCAGCTGATGAAGTCCCTGCCGCTGGAAGCAGCCGATCGCGTGATGGACATACAACAGCGCGCAATGCAGGCGGTTATCACTGGTGAACGTCCGGACGAGCTCTACGAGATGATCATGGCCTCCGGTGACGTGGCCGCCAGCAGGGCGCAGCTGATTGCCCGTACAGAGATTGGACGAGCTACCGGCGCGCTGACGCAGGCCAGAGCCCTTTCGGTTGGATCAGAGGGCTACTGGTGGCGTATCGAGGGGGCCGGAACGCGCGATTCTCACCGCAAGATGAAAGATAAATTTGTACGCTGGGATAACCCGCCGACGCTGGACGGTATGACCGGACACGCCGGATGTTTGCCGAACTGCAAATGCTGGCCTGAAGTACAGATTCCTGCACCGAGAAAATGAAAAATACGGCTTTGAGCATTCATTTCATGCGAACTGCAATACCCGCGAAATGTTATGAAAATGTTGTATTCGAAAAGGCCGATTTTCAGCCCAGTTAATCGCTACTTTTACGGCTTAAAGGGGACATTTTAATCGAGTCCATTTTCGTCGGTGCGGGTAAGAACCCTTATGTTAAATAGCCCGTTATATTGAACATTTATCCCACTCCACAAGGTCGCTCATGAGCGGCCTTTTTTGTTGCCCGAAGAGGTGAAAATGAAAAAGGTTTGTATCGATGCTAAGCGAGCTGGCGACCGCCGGGTTATCGAAATGTCTATAGGCAGCGTCACCGCTGTTTATCGTTGTGTCGGTGAACTGTCTCAACTGAAGGCTACCGGTCGGGGAAATGTCCGTCAGATAAAGGCGCTTCTCCGCGAGTTCGTACGTAACTCAGACCCCGCGATTATTTAGCGAGGCACCATGAAATATTTCTTCACCACACGCCTGGGCGAAACGCGCTATCTGCAGGCGGACGGCTCGCTGCTGTGTAAAGACGTGCCGATCGCACGCACAGGGACGCAGGTCTATTTGCCCGAGGAAATCGACCTCGAACCGGACGGCACCGGCACGGTGACCGTCTGGCGAACTGAAGACGAGGTGTTTTCCCCGGAGACGATGGCGAGCTTTGAGGGCGTAGCCGTCACGCTGGGGCATCCTGAGGACAGCCTGGGCAACATCGTTTTCGTGAACCCTTCTAACTTTGCAGAGCTGGCGCACGGACACATTCAGAACGTCCGGCGCGGCACCGGCGATAAATCGGATCTGCTCATTGCTGACGTGCTGATTAAACGGCAGGAAGCAATCGACGCGGTTAATTCTGGCCTGACCGATGTCAGCTGTGGCTATGACGCGCAGTACAAGCAGCTGGCACCCGGAAAAGGCAAGCAATACCAAATCACAGGTAACCACCTCGCAGTCGGCATTGACCGGGGGCGTGCTGGTGGCCGCTGTGCAATCGGGGATTCCATCCCATCAACAACAAAGGAGAAGCCTGTAATGTCATGGCTTAAAAAACTGGCTCAGGCCATTAAGACGAAAGATGAGGATGCGCTGGCAAAACTCATCGACGAAGCGCCGGATATGCCGTCTGATGGCATGCCTTCAATCCCCGGTTCCTCTATCACCATCAACATTCCTTCACAGGCCACCGCCTTGCCTGAAGGCAATCGCACCACTACGGACGAAGGCGATCCGAACAAAGACAAAACCGGCACGGGCGATGAAGAAATTCCGGCCTGGGCGAAAGCGTTGCTGGTTCGTCTGGAAAAGCTGGAGGGTAAAACCACCGACGGCGAGCCGGACCCGGGCAACATGACCACCGACGAAGACGAAGAAGAAAACCGCAAAGTGACGGGTGATGCAGCCTTTAAGCGCAACCTGATTGCCGATGCGGAAATTATCTGCCCTGGCTTCCAGCCTGCAGGTGATAAAAGCCTGAAACGTCAGGTGCTGAATCACGCAATGCGCACCGGTGACAGCCTGAAATCGTTCGGCGTGGATGATTTCTACAAAGCGCCAAAGGCTACGGTTGACGCGGTGTTTACTGCCGCTGTGGCGTTGCATAAGGCAAAAAACCAGCTGATCCCGCTGAACAACTTTTCACGCACCACAGACAGCGCAATCAGCACTAAGCACCTTTCCCCGGCAGAACTGAACAAGGTCAACGCCGAATTCTGGGCAAAAAACAAATAAGGTAAATCATCATGGCAGGTACTGCATATTTAACGCGCATGCCCCTGGGCATTGCCGGGGGCGTTACCCGTCCTCGTGATCTCACCATCGAGCCGGTAAACCTGGACCATTCAAAGCTGTTCGCGTCCTACGGTCTGGCGGGTAAATACGTGAACGATAAATTCGTTCCGCTGGAGTCTGGCGACACCATCAGCAAAGTGAAAGGGATTCTGGTTCGTCCGTTCCCGATTACCTCCGCTCTTGATCTGGCTTATATCGGTGTGACCGCCAATCAGGTCGGCGACAACCTTAAACGCGGTTATATCTGCGTGTTGGCGACCGCCGGCAATGCGACGACCGCCAAGAAAGGCGATCCGGTTTACGTTCGCGTGGCTGGTGGCACCACCCAAAGCCCGATTGGCTCCTTTGTGCTGTCTCCGGACTCCACCGCATCAAATACACCTCAGCTGCCAAATGCAGAGGTCATGGGGCCGGGTGAAGCCGACGGCCGTATTGAAATCGCGTATAACATCTGAGGGAATAATTAATGTTTACATTTGACAGAGCGACCATCGACTCCACCGGCGCGTTTCTCATCGGCGAACTGGAGCGTATGGATCAGTCGCTGAACATGCCTCTGGTTTCTTACAAATGGTCACGCGACATGCCGCTGCGCAGCGACGTTTCTATCGCTGATGAAGTGTCATCCTTCACGAATACCAATTTCGTCGGTGTTGGCGGTCCGAACCCTAACGGTAAAAATTGGATCGGTAAAAAGGCCACCGCCATACCTGGTATCGAACTCGACATTCAGCCTACCCGTAACAATCTCACCCTGTGGGGACAGGAAATCAGCTGGACGGTACCGGAGCTTATTTCTGCCCAGAAACTGGGCCGCCCGGTTGATGTCCAGAAATACGAAGGCATGAAGCTTAAATGGAACATGGACACCGACGAACAGGTTTATATCGGTGATAGCGAGCTCGGCGTTGCTGGCCTGCTGAACCTGCCGGATGTAACTCCTGTTGCTGCAGCTGCAGCGTGGACCGCAACTACCGATCCGGATGTGATTGTTCAGGATATCAACCTGGTGCTGTCTGATGGCTGGGTTCGTTCTGGTTATGCGGTCTGCCCGGCGAAAATCGGCCTGGCTCCGGAGTTGTTCGGCCTGCTGGCGAGCAAAAAGGTTTCCTCTGCAGGGAATATCTCTGTGCTGGAATACGTGAAGATTAACACTATCGCGTTCCAGGAAAACGGCACGCCACTGGAGATCGTATCCATCAAGTGGGCCTCCAAGCGTGGCGCTGGTGGCGCGCATCGTATCGTTGCTTACACCCAGGACGAAAAATACGTTCGCTTCCCAATGGTTCCTCTGCTGAACACGCCACTGGAGTATCGCGGCCTGCAGCAGTTGACCACTTACTACGGCAAGCTGGGCCAGGTGGAAACCCCGTATTCCAATACGATCTCTTATCTGGACGTTCCGGCGTCTTAACCTGAAACAGGCGGGGAAACCCGCCTTTTTTATGGAGCAAAAACATGAAATACGTTGTTTCCGGTGGCGCGACTCTCAGCTTTGCCGACGGTTCTAAATTTGAGCTGTCTCAGGGCATCCACGACAGTTCTTCTTTCCCGAAAGAAGTTAAGGACCACTGGGCCTTTAAAGCCTATGCGCGCCCGATTGACGAAGCCGACCTGGCGAACGAGCAGAGCACTGAAGACCTTACCGCGAGCCTTGTTCTCCTGGCCGAGGAAAATAACACCCTGAAAGCGCAGCTGGCTGAGCATGAAAAAACCATCACCACGCTGGGGAATGAAAACACAGACCTGAAAGCGCAGCTGGCAGCCGCTCAGGCACCAGCAGGCGGTAAACCTGCCGACAGCACGGACAAAACCGATAACACCGGCGGGGACGCGAAAAATGCCAAAAAACAGCAGGCTTCCGACTAACGAGCAGTTCCGCACCGACTTTCCCGAGTTCGCCGATAAAACCCGCTACCCTGACCCCTCAGTGAATTTCTATCTGGGGCAGGCCGATTCGCTTCTGAATCAGGACGTACAGGGCGATCAGTTCGTCTACCTGGCCGAACTATTCACGGCTCACTATACGGAGCTGCGCGGCCGCACGCTGGCCGCCGCTGCCGCTGGTGGTGTGAACAGCAACGGCGCGGCAGGTGTCGTGTCCTCTAAGTCAGTGGATAAGGTTTCAGTGAGCTATGACGTGTCCGGGGTAATCAATCCGGATGCCGGTTTCTGGAACAGCACCGCCTACGGGCGCGAGTTCTACTGGTGGTGGTCGATGTTCGGCGCTGGTGGCAGGCAGCTGCTATGAAAAGCGGGTTAACGGTTCGTGCTGATAACGCCGTGGCTGTTCTGGAATCCCTCCGCCAGCTATCCGGAATGGATGTGCTGGTGGGAATACCTGAGGACAAGGCGGGGCGTGAGGATGGCTCTCCGATTAATAACGCGGAACTGGGCTACCTCCACTCGACGGGCGCAACGGTGGAAATCGACGGTACAACGGTCACGCTCCCCCCGCGTCCTTTTCTGGATATGGGGATCGAGGATTCAAAACCCAGAACCACTGCACACCTCAAGGCAGCGGCAACCGCCGCGCTGGAGGGGCAAGCTGAAGCGGCAATGCGTGAGCTGGAAAGCGCCGGGCAGATTGCCCGTGACGCTGCAAAAGCCGTTATCGGTGCTGGCGACCGGCTGCACCCGCTTTCTGAGAAAACCCTCGAACGCAGAAGGGCCGAGGGCATTCCCGGCGATAAGCCGCTGTATGCACATGGTTACCTGCTGCGCTCAATTAACTACGTCGTGAGGAAAAAATAATGCCTCTTCTCGATGTGAGCGATGTTCTTCTCGATCCCGACTTCATGGACACCAGCCTGGTGTGTCACCGTCAGGTTCAGACGGCGGATGAGGACAATTTCACGAAAAACACCGCTCAGGATATCCCGTTCTCTGGCGTGGTGACGGTTGACCGCTCTCTGGAAGCCAGGCGAATGGAGGCAGGCCAGAACATCAGCGGCGCGATCCTCATCGTGACACAGTTCAGATTAACCCAGGGCCAGCCCGGTTCAGACAGATCCCCGCGTCTGGATGCCGATATCGTCACCTACAGCGGCCGCGACTACCGCGTGACGTTCGTTGACCCGTACACCCGTTACGGTGCTGGATTCGTCCAGGCACATTGTGAGCTGGTGGACTTTAACGGAGGGACGCCAGTTGAGTAACGACAGCACCGCGCGCGGTTATCTTACGCCTGTCGGGGCTCTCCCCCAGTATGACGAGGCGCTGGAGCGTGAAATCAGTCGGTGGATTCGTGGTGTTTCTGGCTTGCCGGCTGCGCTTGTTTTTCCCCGATGGACTGACCCGCAGCCGCAGATCCCCAACAACGGGGTGACGTGGTGCGGCTTCGGTATTACTACCGTTCCCCAGCCGTTAAGCCAGTCCGATGTTCAGGTTTCGGAAGAACAGTCCGAGCAATGGACATGGGAACAAGTGACGGTAATTTGCTGCTTCTATGGCCCTCAGGGGGCCAACACGGCATCAACTTTCCGCGCGGGGATATTCGTCGAGCAAAACAACGCTGAGCTGAACCGCTCGGGGCTTTCGCTGGTGGATGCCGGGACTATCTACAACCTGCCAGAGCTCATTAACAAACAGTGGGTGAGGCGATACGACCTCACCATTACTCTTTCCCGCAAGAACATTCGTACCTACAACGTCCGGACGCTGCAAGATGCGCCCGTCTCATTTTTCGGAGACTAAATTATGCCGCAGGGATTACCTGTATCAAACGTCGTCAATGTCGACGTGATCATTGGGCCGCGTGCGGCTACTGGTCGAAACTTCGGTTCGCTGCTCATTCTCGGGAGCTCAACGGTTATCCCGGTCACTGAGCGCCTTCGCCTTTATTCTTCTGTAGAGGATATCGGCTCTGATTTCGGCGTGGATAGCCCGGAATATGAAGCTGCTACCGTGTATTTCTCGCAATCACCGAAACCTCAGCAGGTCTATGTCGGCCGCTGGGCGAAAACGCTGGCATCGGCTGAAAGCGGTTCGACGGAAACGCTGCTGCAGGCCGTGAACGCCGTACTGAATTACACGAGCTGGTACGGTCTGGCCGTAGCCGATGATGAAGGCATCGACGATGCCGACTGGCTGAGCGTGGCCGCCGCGATCGAGGCTTCCAGCCTCAGTCGTATTCTGGCGATTACCATCCAGGACCCGGAAGCGGTTAACACGACCTCCACAACCGATCTGGCCTATAAGCTGAAGACGGCAAAATATAGCCGCACCTTCGTGCAGTATTCCACCAGCAGCAAGTACGCCGCGCTGTCTGCGTTTTGCCGCGCGTTTACGGTGAATTTCAACGGCAGCAATACCACCATTACCCTGAAATTCAAGCAGGAGCCGGGGATCACGTATGAAACCCTGACCACCAATCAGGCGGCGGCGCTGGATGCCAAAAACTGTAACGTCTACGTGTATTACGAGAACGATACGGCAATCCTTCAGCAGGGCGTCATGTCCAGCGGCGATTTCTTCGATGAGCGCCACGGGCTCGACTGGCTGCAGAACTACGTACAGACCAACCTGTATAACCTGCTCTACACCAGCACAACCAAAGTCCCACAGACTGATGCGGGTGTGACGCGCCTCCTTTCCAATGTTGAGAAATCAATGGATCAGTCGGTAACGAACGGGCTGGTGGCGGCTGGTGTCTGGAACGGTGGCCCTATCGGACAGCTGGATTCCGGCGATACGCTGACAAAAGGCTATTACGTCTACGCGCAGCCGATTTCCGAGCAGGCGCAGGCAGATCGTGAAGCACGTAAGGCACCGGTTATTCAGGTGGCCTGTAAGCTGGCTGGCGCGGTTCATTTCGCTGATGTTCAGATCAACGTCGTTCGCTAAGGAGAACATGAATGGCTACTTATTCTTTTATGGACGTCACGGCGTCCCTCTCCGGTCCTACCGGCGAGATTGATCTGGGCTACGGTTCCGCCAGTTCAGAGGAAGGGATCACCGTTGCAATGGGCGGCCCCAAAAACACCATGACCATCGGTGCTGACGGCGAAGTGATGCACAGCCTGCACGCGGACAAAAGCGGCACGGTGACCATCAACCTGCTGAAAACCTCACCGACGAACAAAAAGCTGTCGCTGGCGTACAACGCCCAGAGTCAGTCCTCAGGCACCTGGGGGAACAACGTCATTGTGATCCGTAACAAGGTGAGCGGTGACATCATCACGGCGCGCAGCGTGGCGTTCCAGAAACAGCCGGATAACGCCAACGCTAAAACCGGTAATACGATGCCCTGGGTGTTTGACTGCGGCAAAATCGACCAGGTTCTCGGAGAGTTTTAACAGATGGAATGCTCAATCAAAGGCCACGATTACCGCGTGGCAAAACTCAGCGTTTTTGACCAGCTGAAAGTGACCCGCAAACTGCTGCCGGTGCTGGCGGGCATGATGTCAGATTTCGGGAGCATTCGCTCCCTTCTGCCTGCTGATGGCAAAATCGACAACGTGAAATTCGATAAACTACAACCGGTGTTTGAAACCCTGCTGCCGTGTATCGCTGAAAAACTGTCTTCCCTGACCGAAGAAGACACCAACGCGATTATTCATCCGTGCCTGGCCGTGGTATCACGCAAGCACATGGACGGATGGACGCCGGTATTCAACAGCGGTCAGCTGATGTTCGATGATATCGACCTGCTGACCATGCTGCAGCTGGTGGCGCGGGTGGTCGCCGATTCACTGGGAAATTTTTTGCCCGTGAGCCCTACCAGCGCGACGCCGGGCCAGCCTCAGGGTTAACCCTCAACAGCCTGCCTGACGGGCTGTCTTATCTCCTTGACCCGGTTGACGCCGGGTTAATCCCTTATTACGCGCTGAAGGATGGATCAGTTGATCTGTGCGATATCGCGCTGATGAATGACCACCTGGCCGTTAAGGCTGACAACCAGCGCCGTATAGAGAAATGGAGAGAGGATAATGAACGCTGAGACTATTAAAGATTTCCTCGTCTCGCTCGGTTTCGATATCGACGAAGCAGGCGCGGAAAAGTTCGATTCAGTCCTCGCCGGCACGACCGCAAACGCCATCAAAATGGGGTTGGCCGTCGAAGGTGCCGCGCTTACCGTGGTGGCCTTTACGGCTAAGATCGCCTCCGGTCTGGATAATCTCTACTGGGCGTCACAGCGCACCGGCGCGACGGTTCAGGGGATTCAGTCTATTGGCTATGCGGTTTCGCAGGTGGGCGGCAGCGTGGACGCGGCGCGCTCCTCTCTGGAAAGCCTCTCCCGGTTTGTTCGTAACAATCCCGGTGCGGAAGGCTTCCTGAATCGCCTGGGCGTTCAGACCCGTGACGCCAGCGGTAACATGCGCGACATGGCCGCTATCTTTACGGGCGTCGGCCAGAAGCTCAGCAGCATGCCGTACTACCGGGCTAACCAGTATGCGCAGATGCTGGGCATTGACGAAAATACCCTCATGGCGATGCGCCGGGGTGTTGGCGGTTTCTCCGGGCAGTACAGCGCAATGGCGAAGGCTATCGGCTTCAATGCTGACGAGGCCGCCAGAAGCTCCAACAAATTCATGACCTCCCTGCGCGAGTTCGGCGCGATGGCAGGCATGGCCCGTGACAAAATCGGCTCTAATCTTGCTGGTGGTCTGGCGGGTTCGCTGGACACGCTGCGCCGCCACATCCTCGATAACTTCCCGCGCATCGAGCAGACCCTGACTAAAGCCATAAAGGGCATTCTGGCGCTCGGTGACATCATCGGGCGGCTTTTCTTCAGGCTTATTGAGGGAACATCCAGCCTTATCACCTGGTGGCAATCGCTGGATAAGCAAACTCGGGAGCTGATCTCGCTGTTTGGCGCGCTGACGATTGCGCTGCGTATTCTGAACAGTACGTTCTGGATGTCGCCGATTGGCCTCATTACCGCGCTGGCAGCGGGGATTGCCCTTCTGTGGGAGGACTATCAGACCTGGAAGGAGGGCGGCGACAGCCTTATCGACTGGGGCAAGTGGAAACCGGAAGTCGACGCCGCGCTGAAGATGGTTCGTGACCTTAAAACGACCGTTAACGACCTTGCGAAAGCGCTGGCGAAACTGCTCAATATTGACCCCAAATCATGGTCCCTGAAGTGGGATTTCAGCAACTTCATCGACCAGATGGGCGAGTTCAGCAAAATGCTGAATATGATCGCCGACCTGCTCAACGCCATTAAAGATGGCCGCTGGGCTGATGCCGCCAGCATCGGCAAACAGATGCTCAATCAGGGCAGTGAAAATCCGCCAGCGATGCCGATGGTAACAGACAGCGCCAACGGTACCGCCGACTGGATTAAAGAGCACTGGGGATTCGATCCTCGCAGTGTGGGCCGAACGGTGCGCGGCTGGTTTGGTTATGGTGAGCCTGAACAGCTCGGCCAGTCAGTCAAGCGGCCACAGCCAACCGAAGCGGGCTCTGAGCTGCTGGGATGGATGCAGCCCATGCTAACCAACCTGGAGCAGCTCTATCGGCTTCCGGAAGGTTTGCTGCGCAGTGTGGCCATAACGGAATCGGGCGGTAATCAGTTTGCTGTTTCAGGTGCTGGCGCTAAAGGGCTGTTTCAGTTTATGGACGGTACCGCGCGTGATATGGGACTGCGCGGGAACGACGTATTCAATCCTGAAAAGGCCGCTCAGGCAGCCGCTAAATATCTCTCACAGCTGCTGAAAGCTAACGGTGGTGACCTGAGCAAGGCGCTGGCCTCATACAACTGGGGGATCGGGAACGTGCAGAAGCACGGAATGGCCCTGATGCCGCAGGAAACCCGCAACTACATTCCTAAGGTCTTGAGTAACATGCCCGGGAAGGGGGCGCAGGTACAGCAGCAGAACACCTATCACATTTACGGTGGTGGTGATCCGCACTCAGTGGGGAATCAGGTAGAACGCCGACAGCAGTCTGCAAATGCTCAGCTCATGCGCAGCAATCAAACGAAGGTGGGCTAATGGATTTTCTCTCAACGCTCTTTCAACAGCAGACCCGAAAAATCGGGATGATCGTCCCCAGCGTGGTGGTTTCTGAGAAGCATACCGATACGCTGGAGATAACTGAGCACCCTGTCGAGGTCGGGGCCGCCAGCGCCGACCATGCCTACAAAAAACCGTCTGAAGTGGTGATGGAGGTCGGTTTCGCTGGTGGCGGATCGTTGCTGGATTTTGCCAGTAACCTGACGGCCACCAGTCTGCTCGGGCTGAGTCCCCAGCAGACGTATCAGGAAATACTTGACCTGCAGGCGAGCCGTATTCCTTTCGATGTGGTGACCGGCAAACGGCTGTACAGCAACATGCTGATCCGCGCGCTGGAAGTGACGACAGATAAGACAACCGAAAACGTCCTGTCCGCCGTTCTCACCCTGAGGGAGGTTCTTATCTCGCAGACGCAGCAGATCACCGTCGCGGATAAAACCAACATGAAGGACGGGGCCAGCACGTCGGCGGTACTGAATACCGGCACCAAAACCACAAAGCCGCCAAATACCTCGCTGCTAAAAAGCATCAAGGGTAACGCGGCGTCATTACTGGGGCTCGGCTAATGGCAATTCAGGAAATCCCGCTGACAGCGGATAACCAGCAATTCAGCATCATCCTGGCAGGCACCACCTGGCGGATTAGCATCACCTGGCGCGCTCTGTACTGGATTATGGACCTGCAGAATGACAGAGGGGAGCCGGTAATCTCCGGCATTCCTCTCGTCACGGGGGCTGACCTGCTGGCGCAGTACGGCTATATGGGGCTCGGCTTTAAGCTGGTGGTGGTCTGTGACGACAGCACACAGGATTATCCGACGAAAACCGACCTGGGCGGCCGCAGTCATTTACTGGTATCAACGGAGTAAGCATGTCGCAGAACTGGATGAGACATTTCGAGCTACAGCTCGTGGACGAGAACGGGCAGGGTATTGAGCTCAGCGATTTTAAAGTGACCTTCACGATCGACTGGTTCAACATCAGCAGCGCGTCCCGGGTAGGGACCATCAAAATTTATAACCTGTCTGCTGATACCTCCAACCGGATCACCGGTAAAGAGTTTTCGAAAGTGCGGCTGATTGCCGGTTACGACGGAATCGCGCCGGAGGTGTCGGCAAGCGACGTCGGGACCGTGCGGGAAGTTGACGCGGCGGACGTGGGCCAGAGTGATGGCCGCAACTACGGTCTGATTTTTAGCGGCGAAATTCGCTACTCGGTCACAGGAAAAGACAGCCCCATTGATTCCTACGTCCTGATTCAGGCAGCCGATACAGATCTGGCCTTTGCCACCAGCATAACCTCGCAGACGCTGGCAGCCGGTTACACGGTCGCAGACGTGAACCGCGCGCTGATGAAAGACTTCGAGGCCAAAGGCGCGACCGAAGGACTGACGCCTGAAATGCCTGCTACAGTATTCCCCCGGGGCCGGGTGCTGTTCGGCATGACACGGCATCTTATGGATAACGTGGCCGGACAATGTGGCGCAACATGGCAGTTCGTGGACGGCCAGCGGCAGATGGTGGCGAATAACGAGTATGTTCACGACGCGATTGTGCTCAACAGCGCCACCGGACTTATTGGTATGCCGCAGCAGACCATCGGCAACGGCGTAAACGTCCGCGCGCTGATAAACCCGAATATCCGGGTTAACGGGCTCATTCAACTGGATCAGGCTTCCGTTTATCGCACCGCGCTGTCGAACAACGATATCGCGATGGCTGGTGGCCGCATCACCGACCAGAATACAGACGGCAATATCACGCTCAGCGGTACCACCGCGCAGCCTGCCAGCATCGCAACGGATGGCGTTTATATTGTGCGCGGGATTATGTACACTGGCGACACAAGGGGCCAGGCGTGGTACATGGATATGATGTGCGAAGCGCGTGGCGCGGCGGATCTTGTTTCCTCATCAGCGAGGGAAAGAGGGCTTTAATGAAACGGTTCTGTTTGGCGTTAGTTATGATGGTTACTGCTCCGGCGATGGCTGCAATTCAGTGCGGTAATTACACAATGACCGGTGACGGAATGACTGTTATTAACGGTGAAACGGTCACATCACAGAAGATAAAATTTCTGGGAAAAGATGGTGACTACTCAAACATGAAAATGGACATGGGCCTGATGCCTTCCCGAGATGGTAACAATTACGGCTTTGAGTTTGTGAAGCGTAACGGAAAAGCTTTCCTGAATGTCCAACTGCTGCAGAACAGCATGGACGCGCCGAGAATCATCGGATCTTTCCCGTGTAAAAAAGTAGCCGGCTAAACCTAAAGCCATTCATATAGACCCGCCGCCCGGCGGGTTTTTGCTTTCTGGAGCCTACAAAATGGCAGTATCTGACCAGACCCGCAGCGGCGACCTTGCCGAAACATTCAAATCTGAGCGGGAAACCACAAAGAACCAGATCCGCGTCGCTTTGCCTGGCATCGTTCAGTCGTTCGATCCCGGCGCGGTGACGGCGGTTGTGCAGCCTGCTATCCGTTCGGTTGAAACGGATAACGACGGGAACCGCATTACCAAAAATTACCCGCTGCTGGTGGATGTGCCGGTGATATTTCCGCGCGGCGGCGGCTGCACGTTAACTTTCCCGGTGAAAGCCGGCGATGAATGCCTGGTGATTTTTGCCGATCGCTGCATCGATTTCTGGTGGCAGAACGGCGGGGTACAGGAGCCTGTCGACGACCGGGTGCATGATTTATCGGATGCGTTCTGTATCGTCGGACCGCAGTCGCAGGCGCAGAAAATCAGCGGTATCAGCACTAGCGCGGTTGAGTTGCGTAGCGACGATGGCGGAACCAAACTGAGCATTAATCCTTCAAGTGGGGCGATAGCCGGTACCGCGCCGGGAGGTTTCAACCTCAACGGCCTGAAAATTCTACCTGACGGCCGCCTGCAGCTGGTGGATGGATCCATCGTTGATAAGCATACGCATGGCGGCGTTGAAAGCGGCGGCAGCGATACAAAACCTCTGGGAGGGTAATTATGCGATACCGACGTGAGGACGACGACGGCGATTACACTTTTGGCAGCGGCGATGATACCTGGCTGATTAACTCACCGGAGGCCGTCGCGCAGGCTGTGAAAACGCGATTCGAATTGTGGTATGGGCAGTGGTTTCTCGACACCACAGAGGGGACACCGTGGATTCAGTCCGTACTCGGTAAGCAGAAGCCGGAAACCTACAACCTGGCGATCCGTAAGCGCATCCTCGAAACGCGGGGCGTTAAATCCATTCTCTCTTTCAATACGACAGTGAACACGACGACGCGCCGCGTCCAGTTCTTCGCTGAGATCGACACTATCTACGGAACAACGACAGTAACCAGCGAGGCATAAATGGCCCTCAATTTGGACACACTCGGCTTATCGGCAACGGTAACCGCTGAGGGGATCAGCGCGCCTGATTACCAGACGATACTCGATACCCTGACGAGCTATTTTCAGCAGATTTATGGCAGTGACGCTTATCTGGAGCCGGACAGCAAAGACGGCCAGATGGTGGCTCTGGTGGCGCTGGCTATTCACGATGCCAATAACACGGCCATTACTGTTTACAACTGTTTCTCACCTGCTACGGGTTACGGCGCAGCGCTGACCAGTAACGTGAAAATTAACGGTATCGCGCGCAAAGGGGCGACGAACTCCACCGTGGATTTGCTGCTCACCGGCACCGCAGGGACAACTATCACGAACGGTACCGTGAAAGACACCAATAACGTGATCTGGCGTCTTCCTGCCTCGGTGGTTATTGGTGTCGACGGTACGGTGACGGTAACGGCCACCTGTTCCAACAGTGGGGCAGTTGCCGCGCTGGCTGGAACTATAACAACTATCAACACCCCGACCCGTGGCTGGACATCTGTGACCAATCCAGCGGCGGCCACCGTTGGCGCACCGACTGAAACCGACGCAGAGCTGCGCATCAGGCAGGGGCAGAGCGTAGCGCTACCCTCTATCACTCCGTTTGAAGGCGTCGATGGTGCGATCGCCAACGTTGCAGGCGTGACACGTCACAAGCTCTACGAAAACGATACAGGAGCGACTGATAGCAACGGCTTACCGGACCACTCTATTTCCGCCATCGTCGATGGCGGTGATCTGACTGAAATCGCCCAGGCCATCCGGGGTAATAAGGGGCAGGGAGTATCAACGTATGGGACAACAGCCGTCACGGTACCCGACAAATACGGGAATCCCCATGTGATTCGCTTCTCACGGTCAACGGATGTTCCGATTTACGGGCATATCACACTCAAAGCCTTTACGGGCTACACGTCGCAAATTGGCGTGCAGATTCAGCAGGCCGTCGCGGATTACATCAACGGGCTGACGATCGGTGATTCTGTTCTGCTGAGCCGCATTTACTCCCCGGCGAACCTCGGCGTGGTGAGTGGTGGCAGTGCACGCTATTACGACATTCAGGAGCTGCTGATTGGAAAATCTGCGGGAACTGTAGCGGCGGCGAATATCAATATTGCCTACAACGAATCAGCGTCATGTAAGCCCGAAAACATTGTTCTAACGGTGACGTCATGAGCAAGTACACAGACTTAATCACTAACTACCACGCCACCAGACCGAAATACTTTGATCACATCGACCTGAGCACCCGGCCGCTGATTGACATCACATCAGCCACTCGGGGGCTGGTTAGCGCGTTTGACATCGACACAGCTGTAGGCGTCCAGCTTGATACCCTCGGGCTCTGGATCGGACGTAGCCGCATAATCAGCCAGCCGATTACAGGTGTTTATTTCAGTTGGGACACCGACGGGCTTGGATATGACCAAGGTGTGTGGCAAGGGCCGTATGACCCTGATTCCGGTTATACCTCGCTGAGTGATGACACCTACCGAATCATTCTGAAAGCAAAAATCGCTATCAACAACTGGGACGGCCGCAACGATTCCCTGCCGCCCATTCTTGACGCTGCGACTGCAGGCTCTGGCCTGAAGATGCAGATCGTCGACAACCAGGACATGACGATTTCGGTCTGGGTTTTTCCCGAGACTGATATTTCTGATGTGTCTCTCGAACTGATCGCCGCTATCAAACAGGGCTACCTGACTGTAAAAGCTGCTGGCGTCTGGGCCGGTGATGTTGAAACGCCTTCGATAGAAACACCATCCGAGGGCTCTAAATTCTTTGGGTTTGATTTGGACAATGAATACATCGGCGGGTTCGATGTAGGAGCATGGGGGAAACTACTTTAATGGCAACAAATAACTTCAAACCTTTCGCTACAGGCGCGGGCGCAAACGTCATGTCGCAAGCAGACTGGGAAGCCTTAACCGCACTACTTACAGGATTTCAGTCCGGTAAAGCTGCGAGTGCGCAGGTGAATAAAGCCCTTCGCCAGGGAACGGTGATGGCAAGCGTTATCGGACAATTCATCGCAGACAGTACCGGCCAGGACGTTCTTGATAACGGAAACACATCCGTAGTTCTGACCAATTTTCTCAATGCCCTGAAAGCCAATACAAATGGTCGTCTGCTGAACGTTCGTACTTTCACTGCGAGTGGAACGTATACACCAACAGCGGGCACGAAGAAAATCAGGGTTCGCATCGTTGGTGGAGGCGGGGCTGGTGGTGGTGCTGCCGCCTCTACCTCATCCGGGACATTAGCCGCGGGTCATGGCGGCTCTGCGGGAACTTATGGTGAAACGGGCCTGATTGATGTCAGTTCTTTATCTTCAGTTGCGGTTACCGTTGGATCAGCTGGCACCAGTTCAGCTGGCGGGAACGGTACATCCGGTGGAGCATCATCATTCGGTACATTTATATCCGCGCCTGGTGGAGATGGGGGAAAATATGGCGCATCGGGAACAGCCACTTTCAGTCTGGTGCCTGATTTAAATCAAACAGGTGACTGTAGCGGCTCCAGCGTCCTGCTGAATGTTCCTGGAGAGGGTGGTTGGGGGCAAATGTCCTTTGCAACGGGTACGGCTGGTGGAACGACAACATCCTCATCCGCAAAAGGCGGTCGCGGAGGTAATTCTGTGCTCGGTGGAGGTGGACACGCTCTCGTAATCAATTCCGTGCCGGGTGCCGGAACAGGGTATGGTGCCGGGGGCGCAGGCGCGGCAACCACATACGTGAATGGCACCACGGCAGTGGCTGGTGGAGCGGGTTCTTCGGGTATTGTCATTATTGAGGAGTATGCATGATGTCTATTTATGCACTGATTAAGGACGGGCAGGTCGTAAATACTGTCGTGTGGGATGGCGAGGGAAATATTTTTGAAGGGTATGAGACTGTAAACATTGATGGGCTCGGCGTTGGTATCGGCTGGAGTTATGACGGCAAAGAGTTTAAAGCTCCGCCTGAGCCAGAACCTACGCATGAAGAGCTTGTTGAGCAGGCAGAAAACCAAAAGCAGTCATTAATCAATGATGCCAATAGCTATATCGATAGCAACCAGTGGCCTTCGAAATTGGCACTTGGACGCCTGTCTGATGAGGATAAGCAGTCATTTAATGAATGGCTGGACTATATGGATGCACTGGAGGCTGTTGATACATCAACTGCGCCAGATATTACATGGCCCGAAATTCCTGCCACTTAATATATTTATCAAAAAATGAAAGAGGGGCTCCCCCCCTCTTTTTATGGTTTTTCTATTTGGTTAGCATTTTTATCTGTAAGTGCGGGTGCGTTAAATTTAACCCCTCGACCAAGGGTCATGAATCTTTTCTCAATTAAATGGTATGTTATTAATGAAATATACAGTACGGAAATACTTAGAGATAGCATTATTGTAATTGGATTGTTTTTTAAGATACCTAGCGAGTTGAATAGCTTGAACGCACACATTATAACGAAAGCATGCATTACATATATGCTATAACTTGCGACACCCAACCGCCTGAATCCTCTTATGCTAAGCAATCCAAATAAATCTGCCCCTTTAGCTACGCTAAGTATGATTAAAAACAAAAGAACATTCGAGAAAGAGTCAACTCGGTAAATCCTGTCATCGCAAAATAACAAAGCAATCAGAGAGGAAATGAATATGAAATTAAAGTGTTTTTGTTGTAAATTAATTTTTTCCGCAACGTCTGACGCAAGCATTCCTATAGCAAAAAACAAAAAAAAGTTAAAAGGAATTTTTAATGTTATGTAAGGAGAAGCGTAAACGAGAACGAACACAAAGAACATGCTGAATTCAAAAGATCTTTTTACAATCAACGATAAGGCAGGAAGAGCTATGTAAAAACCCCACTCAAAAGCAAGAGTCCAAAATACACCAGCCGTGAACATAAATGTTTCTTTATATGATGTAAAATCAGGGCGGTGATTATTTATAAAGTCAAACCAGTGTAATGCATTCATGCTTGGCATTTCTCTAGAGAGAAAGCAAACAACTAAAATAATAAGTAATGAATTAAACCATACTAAAGGAACTATTCTAAAGAATCTCCCTTTATACAAAGAAATCCAATTTACACTGCCTCGCTTAATTTTACCCCAGAATAGATACCCTGTAATAGAGAAAAATAAAGCCACACCAACATGCGAAAGCATACTAATGCCAACAAATGGATGTGTGAATTTACCATCAGTAAAATAATAAAAGAAACCTATCTCATGACTGATGAATACAAAAGACGCAAGAAAAAATCTTAATGCATCCATTGGGGTGTTATGATTTGTATTGGAAATTTCTTTGTCATCCACAAAACCAAACTTAGGTAAGGAAAATATTAATCCGCACCCTATTAAGAAAGTAAACAAAATCGCATATTCAATAAAAACATTCATTTGTGAACAACCTTAAAAATAGTAACTGTCTTAAAAAATATAGTTAAAAACCAGAAACCTACTTTTTCTTCAAAAATCTATATTCAGTTTCTGCCCACATGATAATTGCTAAGACCTCGATGGTAGCAAGTGACATATCACCCCATGACTTTCCTGTCAAAAGGAATAATGTGCTTAAACTTCCAGCTAATCTAACGGCCCACTTTGACAAAGATGATATGGAAATTTTCATTTATCGCTCACCTCGATCCTAAGATAGAACCGCATAATCTATACGTCAGTTTTCAAAGGTACATAGGCTACCACCATCACGACATAAGATCGACGCCTCAGCATCATCTTGCTGAATCCTACGAGATATTACAGTCCAACTTGGCGGACTGATGGGAATTCAGAAACCAGCCACATGTCGGACTCTTCAAACATTTCCTCCAGCATGCGGTTCAGCTTTTCCCGATCGCTTTTGCTGGCGTCGCTATTTAAAGCGTTCGCCTGCATCGGCTTCACCTTCACTTCGGCATTAGGGAAGATCTGGTGCACTCGCTTCGTCAGCTCAGCCAGGATGATCTCTCTGGCCCCCGCCAGCCCATCAACATTACGCTTGTCATAGACGAGTTCAACGAACAT